GAGGTTGCGCCTAAAACAGCAAAAGAAAGATTACAAGCTAAGATTAACCAAACAAAAAAATAAAATAAATGGCTACAACAGTTACAGTTACATCTAATTACGCAGGCAAGGAAGCAGGCGGGATTATCGGTCAGGCTTTCAGAGAAGCAGACACTATTCAAAGCGGTTTTGTTACCGTATTTGAAAATGTAAATTATAAACTTAATTTACGTAAAATTGAATTAACAGGAGGTAAAAGAGCTTATACTTGTGGTTTCTTACCAGCAGGTGCAATTACTTTAAGTGAAAAGGTTTTAGAACCTATTAAATTTAAAGATGATTTTGAAATTTGTAAAGAAGATTTCAGAGCGCAATGGAGTGAGGAATCAATGGGAGCGTCTGCACACAATGATAATGCACCAAAGGATATTATGGATGCTATTACAGTTGAAAAATTGGCTCAAACTTCTGCTGAATTAGACGATAACATTTGGAACGGAGACAGTACAAACGTAACAGAATTTGACGGTTTTTTAAAATTGTTTCTTGCTGATGCTGATGTTATTGATGTTGATTTCGCAGCAGCTACAACTGAGGCAAATGTTGAAGCACAATTAAAACAAGCATTAACAGCTATTCCATTGGCTTTAAGAAAAAAACCTTTGAGAATTGGGGTTTCTTCTGATGTTGCACAAGCTTATAACTTTTGGTTAATTTCTAAAGGAATTTCTAACGGTTTAGGCGGGGACGCAAACACAAACTTAATCTTTGGTAAATACAAAATTGAAGAAATTTCTGCTTTGCCTGCTTCTACAGTAGTTATTGCAGAGCCTAAAAACTTGGTTTTTGGAACTGGGCTTTTAGCAGACCATAATGAATTGAGATTGGTAGATCAAGACGAAACAATGTTAAACGGTTTAGTTATCGGAACAATGGTTTATAACGCTGGAGTTCAATATTACAACGGTGAGGAAATTGTATGGGCTAGACCAATCGCATAATTATTAATCTAAGGGTGTCGCTAAACACGATGCCCTTTTTTAAAACTAAAAAATATGGCGTGCGATATTACAAAAGGTAGAAAGCTTGGATGTAAAGATTCAAGGATAGGTGTTAAAATGATTGACTTTGTGCCGTTCGAGGAATTTGGATTTGTAACAACTTTACAAGAGGTTGCAACTTTGCCAGTATCATTGACAGAAGTATTTAGATACGAAGTAAAAGGAACTGGTAATAACTTAATTGAGACAGCTACAGTTAATTTAGAAAATAGAACAACTGAAATTAGAGCAGTTATTTCTGCTGTATTACCTAAACTAGGTAAAGAATCAGATGTTGAGTTAATGGCTATGATGTACGGGCGTGTTGTTGCATTTGTACACGATTATAACGGAAATGTTTTTGTAGTAGGTATTGACAGCGGTTTAGACTCTACAGGAGGTACTAAATCAACCGATTCAAGTGGTTATACTATTACATTAGAAGCAATGGATAATAAATACAGTCCTTACTTATCTGCAAGTGCTAAAACGGCTTTAAACGCTTTAGTTAGTGTTGCGGTAATTGAACCTTAAAAGAAAGGAGAAAAAATCTTATTAAATCCTTATCGTAATTGATAGGGATTTTTTAGTTAAATACGTTTTAGTTTGTTTTCGTTATATAAGTATGAAAGTTTTTAAACCCTCAGATACTATTCACGCATTATATATTGTTTCTCGGTCAATTCCAGAGACAGCTACACTTGTATTATATAATGAATTAAGAAGTATCGAAACTTTAATACCTATTGAATGCGCCAATGTTGGAGGGTATTTGCAGGCTAATTTTGAGCATGAATTTAAAGAGGGGCAATCTTATGAATTATTGGTAATAGATTCAGAAAATAAAACTTTATATCGTGGGAAAGCATACGCAACAAATCAAGAAGATTTACAAAACTACAAATTAAACTAATGATAGAAGTAATACAAATGTCTAATTATGTTAGACCAGAAGTAAAAGAAGTTACATCAAAAGAATTTGTACTTAATGGAGAAAAAAACGGTTTCTATACATACATTATAGACCGTTATAATGGTTCACCAACTAACAGGACTATCATTGATTCTTTTGCTCAGTTTATATACGGTAAAGGGCTGTACAGTACTCAGCAATCAGTAAAGGCAATACAATTCGCTAACATACTTAGAATATTATCTAAAAAAGATTTGCGTGCAATATGTCAAGATTATGCAATATTTACAGAGGCTTCAATTGAATTAATTTATAAAGAAGGTAAACTTAAACAAGCGAAACACGTTCCTAAAAATCAAATAGCACCTTCAAAATTAAATGATAAAGGCGAAATTGTTGATTATTGGTATTCGCAAGATTTTAATAACACAAGAAAATATACGCCAATTCCAATACCGAACTTTAAAACAACCGATAAAATTAAAAACGGTTCATTAATTTATGTTATTTCAGATTATCAAGTAGGTAAGATTTATTACTCAGACCCTTCTTATTTGGCTGGCTTACCTTATGCAGAATTAGAAGAGGAAATTGCAAACTATTGTATTAATCATATTAAAAATGGGCTTTCTACAGGTCACTTTATTAATATGAATAACGGTATTCCTGAGAGTGAAGAAGTTAAAGACGGAATAGTAAAAGACATAAAAGGGAAGGCTACAGGCTCTAATAATGCTGGACGAATAGTTGTTTTGTTTAATGAAGATAAAGAGCATGAAACTACTGTAACTCCTTTAGAAGTATCAGAGGCGCATAAACAATATGAATTTCTTAGTTCTGAATCTGGACAAAAATTAATGACAGCACACCGTGTTACTTCTCCCATTATTTTCGGGGTTATGAAAGAAGGTGGTTTAGGTAATAATGCTAATGAGATGGAGGTTGCTTTTGATGAAATAATGACAATGACAATCCAGCCAAAGCAAGAAATTATATTGGATGCTTTAATGGAAATATTTCAGAGTGAAGGGTATTCTATTGACTTGGATTTTATACCATTGAGAAAAAAAGCAAGTACTCAATTATCAATGTCAAACCACGACCATACAGATGATATTATTGCGGATGCTTTAATCGATTTAGGTGAAGAAATAGACGAAACAGAATGGGAGTTGTTAGATTCAAGGATTCAAGAAGGAGAGCCAGAACTAACAGAAATGAGTTTTAAACTTGCTTACGTGCCTTCTAATTTCCCAGAGCGTGAAAGCTCACAAGATACAACTTTATTTAAAATACGTTATTCTTATGAAGGCTCACAAAGTCCTGAAAGAGAGTTTTGTCGTAAAATGGTTAACGCTAAAAAAGTATATCGTAAAGAAGATATTGATTCAGCAAGTAAAAAAGCAGTTAATAAAGGATTAGGCCCAAATGGCTCAGATACTTATAATATATTTTTATACAAAGGAGGTGCTAGATGCCAACATTTTTGGATGCGTAAAATATATTTAAAGTCAAATAACGACCAAATATCAAGTAAAAAAGCAAGAGAGTTATTGAATGCGTTAGATCCTGCTTTAAGAAAAGAAGCGAACTTCGAACAAAACGACCCTTTAGTGGCTAAATTACCAACAGATATGCCAAACAACGGATTCTTAAACCCTCAGAAATAATGGAATATTTACTTTTAAAAGACAATGATATTACTTCTAGTTCTATTTTAGGAGGCAATATTGATGTGGACAAATACAAATACTGTATTTCAGATGCACAAATTTCATCATTAGAGGAGATTTTAGGAGAGGACTTATACGAAAAGATAAAAACAGATGCAGAAGATGATGTTTTAGCAGGAGATTATCTTATTTTATATACAAAATATATCACTCCTTTTCTTATACACCGTTCTGCAATGGAGTATTTAAAAGATGGTGCTTATATGGTTAATAACGGAGGTATATATAAGCACACTCCACAAAATGGAACTGCTATTGAAAAGAGTGAAGTTGATTTATTAGTTAGTAATCAAAGATATAAAGCCGATATTTATCAGCAAAGAATGGAGAAATGGCTTTGTAAAAATAAACTTCCAGAGTATATTTACAACAGTGAAAATATTGTAAACCCAAAAAACAAAAATAATGAATCAGGATGGTACTTCTAAAAAAGAAAAAGAGCCTAAAAAAGTTATTAAAAAACTAGAAATTTATTTAAGTAAAAAAGATGGCAGAACAAGTAATAAACATAGGGGCGACAGCTAACGATGGCACAGGTGACACTTTAAGAGAAAGCCAAAGAAAAGCACGTGAAAACTTCGCAGAATTATACTCTTCTTTTATAATGCCAGTATCAACTTCTTTTAAGTTTTTACAAAAGGGATTTGGCAATACTGGACTTGTTTATGAAGTAGGTGACATTTTTAGCGGTTGGAAAAATGACGGTACAATTAGATACTCAGAAGCTAAATGGCTTGGAGGAGATTTAAACGATTCAGACAATTTTTTACCATTAGTACAAACAGAAATTTAAAACAAAAATGAAAAAAATAATATTTTTATTACTATTAATCAGCACTACATTTTCTTACGGTCAAACTACATTAGCTAATAAATTAAAAATTACAGGAAATGTAGAAGATATTACCGCCACAAAAGTAGCTGTACAAACTAACGAAGGTTTAATAAACTGGAGGGATGTATTAGATATAAGAGGAAACGGAACTATATTATCTACAGGTTTAATTAAAAACGGTCTAATATCAGCTAACGGAGACCCTACAAAGTTTAATGTGACATCAGGAATAGGTGTTGTTTCAAACTTTGATACTCCTGAAAACCCAATAAGTAGACTCGTTACATTCCCTGTTTTTACGGGGGTTACACCAACTTATTTGCTTACAGGAACTATTACGTATGTGGCTATTGAAGAAATAGGCACTTCTGGTGTTGGTCAATTATTTATGCAGGCTACACCATTTACTACAGAACAAAGACGATCTTTAATTGTATTGGGTGCGGTTATACATAGCAACTTAACGACTATAAATGTAATTAACAATATTTCAGCACCTACAAACGCAAGTACTAACCAATTACACGACTTTATTGAAGCTGTAGGGGCATTAAATTTAACTGGTAATAAATACACCGCTAACGGGGCAAATTTACAGCTAGACAAAAGTGCTGGATTAATATTTAAATTAGGTTCTAACTTTGCTAATGATTGGAAAAACCCGCACGAATTAGCACAAACAGCAGGAACATCTTTAACTTTTAGATATAGAACGCAAAACGGAACAGAAGGAAGCGACAGGATAAATTTAGATCCAGCTTTGTATGATTTAAATAATGTTTTAACTTCTGTACCAAATAATAAATTTACTATTCAAACAGTAACAATGTTTCAAAGTGGAGTTACTAGGATTCAATATGGTCAAACAGTTTACGATGATTTAGCTACAGCAAAGAATGCGGTATTTACAAGAAACTTTGTTTTAGAACCTAACTCAAAAGAGAACGGAATTATCAGAGCGTATATAATAATGCGAAATACTACAACCTCTTTACAGGCGGTTGCGGATGCTGACATATTAGAAGCTCAGAAATTTGGAGGGGTTGCTTCTGGCGGTGTTGCTTTAACTTTAGCGAATATTGTTACGGCTTTAGGCTACACTCCAGAAAATTTAGCTAATAAACAAAACTCTCTAGCAGTAGACGGAACAGGGACAAAATACGCTACAGTTGATGCTATAAACGCAAAGCTACCTACTACTTATACAAAAATTGTTTATGTAAACACAACAAGTCCAACAACAGCCACTATATTTGATTTAAACAATCCGCCTGTAACAAACGACAATGCTTTAAAAAATGATGTAAATAATCTTTACATTGGAACGGATGCGAGTACGTGGGTTTATATTACAAGTCCAGCAGGATATGTAACTAAAACGGTAACTTCTGAAACCTCTAACTTCTATATAAGCAACACTACAATAGACGCTGGAAATACAAAATCGGCTAACATATCGAGAACAGGAACTATAGAATCGACAGGATTTGTGAAAAAGGGAGCTACTTTTACAGATGCTTTATTGGCAGGAGGATTAACCCTTGCAAATCCTATAAGCGGAACAGGCTCGCCCGGATATTTATCCTATTTTACAGGGTTAAGGACCTTAAACAGTTCAAACGTATATATATCCGGAGGTAATACAGGCTTTGGGACTACGACACCTCAAGGCTTAATAGATATAAAAGGAACGGGTTTAATTAGGGTTGATGACCCCTCAGGGTATGGCGGTTTTAATATGTATGACGATACAAATACTTTAACCGCTTCTTTTGCTATTGGAGCAACAGGAGCAGGAGCATTACCTAATACTTTCTTTTTCGGTTCTAGAAAAACTGGTAATAATGTGGTTGTATTAGCTGGTAATGGAATAGATTCTAAGATTAAGGTATTTTCAAGTACAGGAGCTGTTACTATTGGTTCAGATACTGAAAATGGGTCTGGAGCTAGATTGCAAGTAAACGGAAACATTACAGGAACAAACTACACAGGAGGTGCGACGCTTACAGGAAATCCGACAGCACCAACAGCTACAGTAGGAGATAACGATACAAGTGTGGCTACGACTGCCTATGTAACGTCCGCAGTGGTAGCTAGTGCTTCAAAATGGACTCAAACAGGCAACGACATTGTAAATAATAATACAGGTAAGGTAGGTATCGGAAGCCCAACAGGAGCTTATAAACTTAACCTTTCTGGAGTTGGTATAGATACCAGTGGTAATATATATTCTAATTACATATACCCATCTGTAATAGAGGGAGGAAGGTTTTTAAACTTAACAGGTATTTCAAACTCAAACGCCTTAATAAAATATTCTACGGATTTATCAGGAACTTACGATGACAGAACACTTGTTGATAAAGGATTTAATGATAAAAATAGAATGAAATCTTTTACCGTTGCTACTTTGCCAGCTTCACCAACGCAGGGGGATTCTTATGCGGTTACAGATGCTTTAGCACCAGCTTATTTAGTTACTGTGGTAGGTGGAGGAACTGTGTATGCCCCAGTAGTTTGGAACGGTACAAATTGGATTTCACATTAATAATTAACTTTAAATAAATAAATATGAAAAATTGGAGAACAACACTTGCTGGATTTATAGTTTCAGCACCATTTATGATTGACGCATTAATACAGGCTTATACTGCTGGGTATTTTACAGATAAAACAGGATGGCAATTATTCGCTTCTGTTGCGTTTGTAGTGTTTTCAAGATTAGCGAAAGACCATAACGTGAGTGGAACATCTAAGGGCGTTCAATCTACAGAAGAAGATAATTCTTTAATAGGAACAAGACCACCTAAAAAAGACCCTAATGGATAAAAAAATATTGTACATAGGATTAATTTTAAGTATTGTCACTTATTTATTTTGGGAATATTTCGGAGATTACGTATTCTTTTTAGGAAATGCAATCACAATATTAATCTTATGTACGTATTTATTCTACAATGACAAAAAAAGTTTTGTTAAGTTTTGCTTTTTTCAACTATCTTTGAGTAATTTAATACAAGAAATTTGCAATTCAAATACTAAATTAGAGTTTAGCGA